AGAGCCGCCGCTTCCACCGAGGCCGAAGTTGGAGGCGATGCTGTACCCGGCGTAGTTACTGGTGTTGCTGACTGAGGTGATGGAAGAGAGCGCTCGCTGGACCCAGCCCGATCCAGAGCTACCACCGCCGCCGCCTCCACCTCCACCGCCGCCTCCACCGCCGCCGCCAACACCACCGAGGGCGGAAGACACACCATTGACGGCGTTCGCCGTCAGCTTGGCCTGGTCTGCGATGGACTGGAACATCCGGTTGACACCGGACGAGAGGTTGTAGCTGTTGGCTCCGAGGTCCCGGAGCGCGTCCTTCAGCCCACCGAGAGCGCTGGTGACATCCCCGATCTGCTGCGCCGCCGTGGTGAGGGCAGGCAGGTTGACACCCACCCCCGTACCGAAGTTCGGAGCGCCCGCCGCGGGAGGCTCATTGGGCGGGCCTCCCGTGTTAGACATTCGACTTCTCCTTCTTCCAGCGAATCATCCTCAGCCAGTACTTCCGTTGCCGAGCGGTCAGTTGACGAATGTCGCTGAGGGTCCATCCGGGGTAGCCCATTGAGACAACGTCGTAGTTCAGGTAGAGAGCCTGTTCATCAGTTGCGAAAGATGTCCCCCCAACCGAGATTGAGGATCTGCTCAGACCCGCACGCGGTGCAGTTGGTGGTCACCCCCAGGTCGATCGCGGGCTGCCTGTTCACCAGATCGGCCAGGAGGTTGTTGCGGTCCTTCATCGACAAGGACCGGACGTAGGCCATCGCATCCACGACCAACCCGTTGTTCAGCTTGAGGATGACCCGAGACAGGACGATGGAGTTCTGCTCTGCAACGGACGCCCCCTTGCGGGAGAGCGCCTCGCGCTGGTCGTCGCCGGTCACCAGCCGGTAGAGCAGCTTGTCACCCCTGGAGGTTTCGTACTCGTACGTCTCACCGTCGAGGTCCACCTCCTTGGGCTTGAAGTCCTCCGAGAGGATCAGCGTCACCTCCTGCTTCTCGGAGCAGATCGAACAGGTGAAGGCGATCTCCCGAGTGTCACCGAAGGTGCAGCGAGCGACGGCAAGGAAGAGTTGGTCGCGCTCGCCCACCAGGAGCGTCCGCAACCAGCCCTGCCTCTCAGACACCGCCAGCTTGGTGAGGTCGAAGTCATCGACACTGACCGTGCCCAAGGCGATGACCAGGTCGAAGAACTCCGACGTGTCCTTCGCCTTGGCCATCAACTCTTCGTCGGCCCCTGTCAACTCACGAAGCTGAACCTCCTTCTTGTGGACCCCGTTGGTGAAGAGGCCGAGAGGAAGGTCCAGCTTGGTGGACTGGGCGTCAGGAATGAGCGGGACAGGACCGGCGATGGCCTCCTTGGCCTTCGTCAGTTCCTGCCCATGCTGCCGCACAAGTTCTTCTGCGGACGAGATTGCTTGCTCGTCAACGTTGGTCACGATTCATGCTCCGTGTGATAGTGGGGTTACGAGCCGAGGACGGGGTTCACGCCGTTGTTGGAAAGCTCCATGGCGTTCTGGTTGCCGAAGAAGACTTCGAACCCTTCGTGGTGGACGGTCATCTGGTGGATCAGCACCGAGTTGTCCATGGCGTTGAGGCCGTTGAACCCCACGGTGGCCGTCCAGCAGTTGTAGAACATGAAGGCCATCACGGCACCCGACGTGTCCTTGGTGGAACCGGAGTTGACACCGCGGGTCACGGGGTGGTCGAGGATGCGAACCGCCATGTCGTAGCGGAACTCCTGGCCCATGCCGATGGTCCCCTGGCCCCACTGGGCCGAGAACATCATCTTGGCGAGGTTCCACATCCCGGGCTTGGTGTAGAACACCCCGGCGCTCATCGACAACGGAGCGAAGTCCGTCAGGCCGGGGAGCTTGTGCGGGTTGGTGTTCCATCCACCTTCGCGGTAGGGGACCATCTCGGTGTTCATCGAGATGCCCTCCACCGTCATGAAGCCCATCTTCCCGATCTCCGCTTGCATGGTCGCGTCGGAGTGGAAGAGTTGGATCTGGAACTTGAAGTTGCGAACGGGGTCCGACTCGGCCCTCGTCCGTTCCTGCAGGGTTGGCACAGTAGGCATAGGTTTCTCCTTCCTGCCTTAGGCCGAGGGAACGACTTCGGACGCAAACGTGCCCTTGTCGTACTGGGTGATGCGGATGATGACGAACTCGGCGGGATACTGCAGAGCCACACCAACCTCCATGCGGACTTCGCCCGAGGCGATGACGGACGGCGAGTTGAGCCGGTCATCGCACCTGATGAAGTAGGCCTCGTTGGTGCTGGCACCCTTGAGGCCCCCCGCCTCCCACAGAGGACGGAGGATTCGCTCCGCAGCCATGCGGAGAGACGACCACAAGCGCTGATCGTTGTTCTCGAAGACCGCGAACTGCGTGGTGCGGCGCAGGATCTCCTTGATGTAGATGAGCGTGCGGCGAGCGCTGATGTAGTGATCGACGCCGAACGTCTTGCGAGTGCGGGCACCCATGACGCAGATGCCTGCGCCGGGGACCGACCGGCAGACGTTGATGTTGCCCTGGTTGAGGTCGCCCAGTTCGGTGTCGGTGAACTTGGTCTGGACACCCACGGCGTTGGTGATGCTGGCGATGATGCCAGCCGGTGCCCGGAACACGCCGACCGTCGAGTCGATGCGAGCGGCCACGCCCATCACCGCACCACCGGGCGGAATCGGGATGACCTCCCCGATCTTCTGCGGGTGGGGGATCAGGATCCACGGCGTGTACGACGCCGTGTACGAGTCGCCCGGGTACAGGTCCAGCGTGCTCTGGATGGAGGACTTGTAGCCAGACGACGACTGGTTGGGCGTGCGGGGCGGGGCGCTGTCGTTGATCACGAACACGTCATCCCGATCACTCCACGTGGTCGAGGGGACCGCCGTCGAGACGTAGGAGGTGTTGGCCTCCGACGAGTTGATCTTGGAGATGTCGCTGTGATACCCGACGATGTTGAGCATCACCGGGCCTTCGATCGAAGTCAGCAGGTCGGCCGCAGCGTCACCGAGAGCGGAGGCATCGGGAAGACCCGGATCCTCACCACCGGTCAGAGCGACCGGAGCACCCGTCGTCGGCTTGGGCTGTGCCTGCCCCTCGTAGGACCCGACGATACGGACGTACTGAGAGCCGACGTTGGGATCGTTGATCGTCACATCGGCTCGGCGTGACCCGGAGATCTCACCGCTGACCGACAGCCCGGAGAACGTCTCGACCACCTCATCGACGCCGTCCGAGTTGGTGACGTAGACCTGGATGGAGAACACGTCCTGGGCGGTGGCACCGGAGCCGACCGTTGCCTGCGTGGCGAGGGCGTACTTGACCTTGTTGCCCCACGTGCCCACCGACAGCGCCTGGATCGTGAACGATGCCAGAGGCGGCGGCGGCGTACCTGTCGTGATCGAGCCGTTGACGGAGATCTCGGCAGGACTTCCCGCTTCGTCTTCGTCGTCCGACACGGCTCGGATGATCCACGCAGTGCGCCCGCCGTTCTGGAAGAACGAGTACACGGCGAAAGACAGGTATGAGAGCACCTTGGGATCGGTGGGATCCGGGGGCTGGATGGGGCTGAAGCCGCCGAAGACGGACACGAAGTCCGACCAGGCGTCAACCCTGAATGGCTGGAGAACCGGTCCCTTCTCGGTCACGCCGACGAACACGGCGACCGTGAACGCAGACGTGGTGGTCGAGGTGTTGACCAGCAGGCTCTCTTCCAGGTAAACGCCTGGCCGTCTGTAGGTGATGGGCATGTCGCTCCCTTGATCGGTTTGGACGAAGGAGTGCGACGAAAGTTGCTACGAGCCTGATGGCGTTATCACAGTGAGAGGGGGATGAGGAAGGCCACGCTGGCCTTGGCGTTGGGGATGACGCCGGTACCTGAAACCCAGGTAACAGGGACGGTGACATCAGTGGCCGAGATGTTCGCAGGGCCGGTCACGTTGAAGCGGTGGAGGTGGGAAGCGTCGTTCCAGTCGTTGATGCGGATCTGCGACCCATCATTCAGTTGCTGGAAGACAGGCGTGCGATCGGCACCATCGTTGTCGATCAGACGGAAGATCGCCAAGGTGGCGAGCGAGAGGTTGGAGTTGTTGAAGCGCACCTGGCTGCCGGTGGGCGGGGGGGCGAGGTTGGAGTACTGCCAGGAGTAGCTGTTGAAGACGTACTCCGTCCTTGCCTCCAGCGCCACGATCCTCGACACCAACGAGGCCAGGTAGGCGTTGAGATCCTCACCCCATGGCTCTTGGCCGACCGTGGGTGGCGTATCGCTCATGGCGTACCTCCGTATGGACCGGAGCCGTACGGCCCACTGCCGTACTGCCCTGGCAACCCAGGCGCATGCGGGAGAGCCGAAGGCATCTCCTGACCCTGGTGGTAGACGTGGGCCAACTCCCCACCCTCAGTCCGCTCCTGATCAGTGAAGTCACCGAGTGGGTCGGGCTGATCAACGAGGAACTGCTGGTAGTACGCGTCGAACTCTTCCAGGCTGGTGACCGGGATGAAGACCCGCAGGGCCTTGTACACCCAGGAGTCCTCGATGCGATCCTGCGGGATCTCGGCCAGGACGTTGACCGTGTACACCTTGCGGAAGATCCTCTTGGTGCCTGACTCGGTCGTCTCGGAGAGGTCAGCAGCGGTGGCGTTCATCAACTCGGTGCGCCGCCAGACCTGATCGGCAGGACACTGGATCCAGAAGGGGCGTGGCGGGAACACGTCCACCTTGAAGATCGACTGGAGGTACCGGTCGTGCAGAGCGTTGCGAGCGTGGACGCCCACCTGGTACATCAGCCGGAAGGGGAGGTAGTTGCGAGCGTTGTAGTCCTGGATGCCCCAACCGCCTGGAGGAGAGGGCAACGTCGGAGACACCGAAGGGCGGTATCGGCCAGCCGAGTCCGGGTAGTAGTCGCTGGTGAACAGGTCGAAGGCAGGTTCGGCCTGGAGCAGATCGATCGTGATGAAGGGGTACTTGATCTGACGCTCGCCCTCGGGCCAGCGGAACCACACACCCACGTCCGTCTTGGGGGCGGCGGGTTCTCTCCCCGGCACCGCGATGCCGGTGAGGTACTCCTTCAGCATCTCGTCTTCAGCGAGAAGGAAGCCCTTGTGGCTCCAGATGTCTGGCTCGTCACGAAAGGCCCTAATGGCCATATCGCACCATCCCGTTCTTGTCCTTCGGGATGTTGTTCATGCTCGGGCCGTACTTGGATGTCAACTCGTCGCTCATCGCCTTGTTGGCGTCGCGGGTTGCGCTCGTCAGCGTGCGGAACAGCGGGTTGGGCGGCACGTCCTGGTCGCCTCT